GTCGACGTCTGCTTGTCCTACCGTTCCATCGGATTCTACTTGTACAACTCTACCGCCTGTTAGGGCCATACCTGCTGTAAAAGGTAGAATACGGGAAGGTGCACCTCCGTCGTTAACTAAAACTTCTGTTGCCATTTTTAGTCACCTCTTAGATAATGGTCTTTATTAATTCTAATAACACCATTCTCCATCTTCATACCGAAGGACCTTTGGGTTTCTTCTGGTTCTGCATCTTCTGATGCTTTACCTTTACCGAAAGACCTTTCGACTTCTTGTGCGGGCTCTGGCATTGCTGACAAAGCGTCGCTAAATCCAGTCAATCTGGATTCATCCCATGCAGAAAGTTCCTCTACACGAGCATCCTTTTTGTCTTCTTCTAATGTTCCGAATAAGACTTCACGGGATATAATTGCTTCCACTGCTTCAACTTTTCGAGTTTCTACTTCTTTAGCTAATCGTTCTTCTTCTGCTTTCTTGAAAGTTTCTAATTCTTTCATAGCTGCTTTGAATTCTGATTCGATTTCGTTTTTAGATGCAGACATCTCTTCTAGTTGTGAGCGTAGAGAAGCGAACTCGCGTTCGACAATGTTCTCTGCGTCGGATTTTACAGTTGTTTCTTTTGTCTCTTCTGACATATTTACCTCTGTTATTCCGTTATCACATTCACAAGCACCTTCTTTGCCACCACAACCACAGTCGTGGTCGTCATCAGGTGTTTGTAATTCACATTCCTTATCTATTGTACATTCCTTACAGACTGGGTCCATTTTTTCATTGTCAATAAAACTTACCTCTGTAGGACGAATCTTAGTGGCATAAGTATCACCCATAACATCAATATCATTGGAAAACCAATCTATACTAACATGGGTCATATCCCCGTCCTTGACTTTATTCATTACCTCTTGTCCGCGACCATATTTGTTAGATACTGTAGCTAACATCTTGACCGCTGTCTTTCCATTGTCCATCTCGATTAGCTCAGGGTTGGTTGCCATGCCGATAAGGTCCTCAGCTGTTCGTTGATGGTCCACATAAATAGGGAGTTCTTTGAATTCATTTATATTATCCTTCAACATTGCTCCTTCTATGTAAACTTTTTGTTCTTCTCCGTCTTCCTCATATTCATGAGGACCGGATGTAATAGCGATAACAGGGAATGATACAGAATCAATTCCCTCATCACTGGAAAAAGTAATATCTTCACCATTTGCTACATTCATAGCGAATGTTCGTTGTTTTGGTGTGACATCTTTATATTCTGCAAATTCCCGCTCTACGCCATTCTCTTGCGCCCACATGCTACACATGCCAGCTGCAATCTCTTCAGGGTTATCAAAACCCCTCTTTTTCAGGTTTGCTTGAGTTTGTATCATACATTTTTCAAATGTCATGTTCTATCTCCTGTTGCGTTTGCGGAGGGCTGATTGCCCCTGTTTTGTGCTCTAGCAGATTCTTCTTTTTTATCTTGATTCTTACCACCAGAGATGTTTGCATTCTTATCTGTCTGTTCTTCTTTGATAGGAGATGCCTTGATATCTTCAGAAGTTTCCATATCAAGTTCTGCAACTCCTTCAGGGTCAAGACCTCTTTCTTCTCTAACTTCGCCGGGTGATAATACTCCTTCAGAGAGATATATCATATCCGTCTTAGCTTTAGTGAATGCGTCTTCAATATTAATTTGCCTAAACTTAAACTTTGCATCACCTTTTTCTAATTGAGGCATTAGCTGGGAATTAAGTGCTCCCTCTACCATAGTTTGTAAGTATCTTACATATGGTTCAAAAATAGGACGAGCCTTTTCAGGGTCAGTCCACATAGTTCTAGGAGTTTTCAAAGCTACATGAATTTTATCAAGTATGTCATCTGTATATTTTCCATACTCAAAAGCTCTTTGTGTACCTTGTAACTCTTTGATAGTTATGTCGTTACCATGGATAATATCTTCACCGGGAGATAAAGAATTAAATGCATCTACTATTTCATTTATTTTATCTGGACCATATGGCATGTCAGGTAATCCAGCACTCACATCGAATCTACTTGATGCATATTTATTAAGTGCAGCTCCTATATCACGTTCTGCATAGTCTTTCAAATCTACTAAATATAAAATAGGGTGTATATCAGATAAACCATAAGCATAATCGTCAAATGGATTGTTTTTTAATTCTATTATTTCCTCTTCTTCGAAACGTACGTTTTCATCGTCGTCTCCAACTTTTTGATAATAGTATTCTATTTGACCATGCTCATTTCTTTTTACATACATGTTTTGACTGGACCTCAAAACTAGATTGTCTCCTGTCCATTCTAAATAACCCGTACCAAAAATACGTGCATTTCTTAACCAACCGTATAAAATATGTTCTATATTTATATCACGGAATAATTCTTCTAACTCTTCCCTTACATTGTCATCTGCTGTAACAATATCAAAATTATCTTTTACAGCGTACAAGCACGGTAAGTCAATTAAACTACGAACTATAGGGTCTGATAGATAAACATTCATGTATGTTCTATTTTTACCTATATGTGGTTCGAAGTCTTTCTCTTGACCAAAACTAAATCCTCTATTTATTTTTAGTCTTTTGATAACTCCCGCACCGTAACTTCGTGGGTCGTCTTTCTTGTACGTAGGGTTGCTACCGACAGTAGCAAAACGACGTCTTATATTATCTAATAACGACATGGCTTTAAATAATTAAACTTAATGAGTATATAAAGTTTTTGTTACAATCCCCTTAAAGTCTGCTTGTTTAGTTGATGTTTACGTGTAGTTGTAGAAAAAAGTGGACCTTGCGAGTGTCTTACCCTTCCTAATCCCTGTGTTCTATTTATAGGTTGTCCAAAGTTACCTGTCATTGGTAACATACTTAATGTAGCATGTATACCCATAGCAGAACTATCACAATAATCATCATGCTTACCATTAGGTGCAGCAATTTTTTCTGTTTTATTTGCAGCATCCATAGTATATTCTAACTCTATGTGTTCTCTAGTCCATTTATGTACTAATTTAGCCATATCTGGTTCTAAATGTTCTGGATTAGGTACTTTTACTCTTCCTTGTTGTATGTAAGATACAAAATCTCTGTACATTTGTGTTTTAGTACCTTTAGGACCACCCGTAAAAACGAAAGGAACGAAATGAACACCAGCATCTATACACGCCAACCGTAAATCTTGTTCAACCGCACCACCGATACCAGTACAATCCACAATGAGACGACTAGCGCGAAGCTTATTGGTAATATCCATAATACGTTGACGTTGGTATGGAATATCGTGTCCACCAGTTCTGGCATTAATCTCTTCAATGTAGATAAGCCGTGCAATATTTTCATCATCAGACTTGTCAAGGGACCATGCACTAATAACAGTAGAGTTAACAGATTTACCAATGTCAACCCCAACAGTAATATTGCTTCCTCCCGCGAGTCCATCGCCATCCAATCTAGTAATTTCATAATCATCATAACATCCTTTAATTTTTTCTGGATTAAATACATTCGATACAGACTCTACAAACTCACACTCATATTCTGTCCTCCAGTAGATAGATTCTTCTCCCCATTCCATCATCTTATCTAACATTTCTTCTTCAGTATAAGGTGCTGAATAAGCGTCACCCTTTTTCACTGCGTCTCTCCAAGTATAATGTAATCTAGTAAAGGTATCTGCATAACCATCATCATACAAATATCTCCACATATGATTATCTTTTGACTTTGGTGTACCTAAATTTATGAACGGGGCCTTATTTGAAACTATCGCTGGTTCTACATTATCTATAAATAGTTTGTCGTCGATGAGAGGAGACTCATCAACTACTAGGAATGTAGGATGTTGTCCTCGTATAGCTTGGCCTTGATTACTAGGCGCCAACGGAGCTCTTCTCATAATGGTGCCCCCCTTAAGTGTTATGTTGGGCTTATTATGAAATCTATAATTTGCTACTAATCCATTTAGGAAAGAATTATCAGCAAAGTGTCTATAAACGTAATTAAAAATTAGAGCTGCTTGGTCTTCTGTAGGAGCCAGTATAAATACTAAATCTCTAAACCTATTAAAAAACATATATATAG